GAATCTATTATTAGCAGTACCATCGGTTATAGTGTATAACACTCTAACAACTACCCCAGTTGTAACTTCGTTAGCTTTATTTTGAAAATCTATAAAGAAAGTTCCTTCTGTTTGACCAATCAAGGGGCTAATGCTTGTATTACTAATACCATCCGCATTCCTTGTTTGAATACTTCCAAGAGTTGGTATATAAGATGTAGGGTAAGCTCCTAATTCTAATTGAGCGCCCCATATTGCAACTGAATCACCTGATACAACTAATTGAACACCAATTCTACCAGTAGTAGAAGTAGCAGTTGTAGTAACTGAATAACGAACCCATTGATTTGTAATTGTAATAGATGTGTTTGCATTTTCTATTGACCTAAAAAACACTTGCCCTGTTCCTGATATTCTTTTAATCCACATTGAAGTGGTATAAGTATTCCCACTAACTACCGTATGTGTTGCTTGAACTTGAGAAAATACAGCTGTTGCTGTCATTAAATCAGCATTTAAAGCACCACTTGGAGAAATTTCAGAATTTGCTGTTATGGTTGCCCCATTCGTTTTAAGCCAAAGAGCATCGTTAAACTCCTCGCTTCTTAAAGCTAAATTAGTTCTTTGAGGCTCTATCAATATAGCAGGGCAACCTCCTACTGTATCGTAGTTCAATCTCGGCTCGTTTACGGCTACATTTTCAACTAATCCTAAACTATTAACCCTCGTGGCTGTTGTACCTCTTACTACCGTTAAATCACCGCTACCGTCTGACGGAATAACCGAGTAAAGTTTGCCAACCTTTTCAGCATTCGGGGTTATGATTAAACTTGCTTTGTCTAATAAACTCATTATATATTGTTTAAGTTAGTTAGTAATGTATTTAAACAGTCCTCGGCTTCAAACGAACCGCCATCTGTTGCTACCCTTGTTTTGAAGTTTGTTATAATACCGGGAACTGGCGATCCGATTATATCCGTTTCACCTGCATAACTTGAAAAGTAAATAGAACCCCAGTTTATTAAGTTGTTAATAGCACCTTGCCCCCAGCCTATTGCGTTGTTGACTGCTCCTTGCCCCCATCCTATGTTATTTGACATTTTCTTTTTGTTTTAAATATTGTTCCATTTTCTCGATGTTTTTTGCTTTAACATTGTACGTCAATTCTTTCGGCTCTTTTGGTTTTTCCTTTTCCATAGCTATAACACCCATCCTGTAGGGTTTGGTTTTTGGTCTGGATACATATCACTATTTGAATTTGTCCAATATTCTGGAAACATAGAACTTGCATTTATAGCCATATAGTCAACAAATCGTTTAGCGTAAAAGTCTGCAAAGGTTCGGTGTTTTTGAACCAGGATATCAAGTTCGTCTTTTGAGACGTTCTCGCTGTTTTCGCTTCTATGTTTGAATACTCCACCGTTACGAATTTGGTAATTTGCGAAAGGTAAATAGTCCACCATTGCAAAATGAATTAACATAGGTTGAACGTAGTCAACAACTAAATTCAAATAGTTACCAGTCAAAGTAGCACCGTCTATTTTATTTGTGATTGCGTCGTATAATTTCGTACCTAAATAGTTCTGAACGTGCATCTGTTGAGCTATCTTTATAAACTGAATAAATAAGTCAGTATCTACATTAGCGTTTAAGATAGTGTTTGCTTTTAGGTCTTTGGGTGTGATAAATAGTGTTGTCATATCTTATCCTTTGTAGTTTGGATGGTGTCCGTTGTTAGGCATATCTTTTGGTGCTTTCTTTGCATTATCTAATCCTTTTGGTGTTGGATTATATCCTGCAATTGAATTGACCTTTTCACTTGAACTCAATGCTTTGTCTTCATAAGGTGTTCCATCTGTTTTTGTTTTTAATCTGTATAGATTTTCGCTCCAATAATGACCGCAATTTACACCGCCTTTAAATTCAAATAAAGAATAGTTTTGACCTTGATGTCCAAATGAATTATTTACACCTTGAAATGAAGCCATATCGATGTCCTCTTTGCGATATACAACACCGCTGGCAGTTCTACCCATCATTTTAACGCAAAAGTCTCTTGTGTTGTTACTTCCGTACTTTTGTGAGTATTCGTATCTAACTTTGTAAATATCTTTGTCTAAATAACTTTGTTTGCTTGGATATGAAGTTATAAAGTCTTTTAAGTTTACACTTGCCTTAACTTTTATTAATTCACTTGCCCAATTTTCAATATTGCTATTTTCGTTATTGTATTCTCTTTTGTCTACTAATTCCCATTCGTCTGTAATAACTTCTCCATCAAATGAATTTATATCAAAGCATTCTTTTTGCTCGCTTAAATTAGCTGTAGGTTGTACGGGTTGTGTTTCTATTGTTAAATCGTTATTGCCATCTAACGGTTGTAGATTTTTAAAATAAAGATTCAAACTAATATCGTTAAAAGATAAAATTTTATTGAAGTCTTTTATTAGTAGATTCTGAAAAGGTTTAATAACGGTGTTTTGCATTAAAATAGTTGCAGTTTGTAATTCGTCTGCATTGTTACCAAAACCGCTGTTATCTTTAATACCTAAAAGCATAGGGGAAATCACTCTATGCGATACCATTATCTTTTTCATCGATTCATCACTCAAAAATTGGTATTGATTGTGTGCGTCTGAAAGTTGAACGGGTGTAATAGTAGCCCCGTAGTTGTTACTATCGTTAAAAGATAGGATAAACCGACCAGCGTTAGAGGTTCCGCCAAACTTGTTTTGTATATTTCTCTCAATATCCCTTTGCTCATCTTCGGTCGGTGTCCCATTATTAAAGTTTATAAGCATAGAAGGTGCAAGACCGTTCATTATATTGTTAAGATGGTAGTTAGATATTTCTTCTTCTAATTCGCAATACTGTAAGCCCCCCTGATAGTCTACAGGGCTATAATAATAAAAGCCTGTTTTATATGGTTTTATAAAAAGTATTTCTTCGCCACCGTTACCAAATCCAAAAGCGGGTATTTGTAAAGGAGGTTTTTGCCTTGTTACCTTTGTCCAATCTTCGGCATAAAAATAAGCTTCTACTTCGCCATCGTCGTTGCATTTACCACTTCTTAAAGTTTCTACAGGGAAATGATTGCACTCAACTATACGGGTTTTATCTATTGAATAAACAACTTGTACCGCACATTGTCCCATAGCTTTTAAATCATAACACAAACGCTCAGTTGTATCGTCATCAAACAATAACATAGCTTGTGCGTATTCCTCAGGCTTTAAAAGTTTGTCCGTTGCATCAATTCCTTTGCCGAAAATCATTTGACTAATTCCGTTTACGATTGCGTTGTTTGTAGGGCTTCCGTTTATACGGTCTTGCAAGTATCCAAAATAGTTATTGTTTTCTCCATAGTTTACCCATTCCTGGTTTCGTACTTCAACTACTTTTGGACTTGTATAGGTTGCTAAATTCACTACTCCAATTCCACCCATTTTTTTAGGCTCTACCTTATTTATTTTCTTTCTCATATTTTATAGTAATTGTTGTCGATATTTGGCAACGTATAATCTCCATTGTTAATCGAATAACTGCTTTTAGGTTGATTTGTGCAAAAAACTCTGTCTTTGTATATAATAACGCCACTAACGTTAAAATAAGCCTTTAAAACGTAAAAAGTATTTTCTTTTAAAAAAGATAAATCATTACTACTTAAATAATAAATATCATTTATAGAAGTTCGTGTAGTTGCTGTTTTGGTTACTACTTCTTTTGTCGTTTCATTTGTAAATTCCAAACGAATACTATTACCAATTAAATCCGTTTGACTTATTGGAATTATTGGAAATGTTTGATTTGCTGATGTTGTTAATATTATCATACCAATATAACGCTAACTTATTTATTTTTGTAAAAAAAAAGCACCCATAAAATGAGTGCTTAATTCCGACCAAGTTTCCTTAATCCATTTTTTTATTATGCAGGTGTGATTTGCGTAGGTGTGCCTCCTATTACTGCTATTTTAGCAGTTACTAAAGTAGAAGTTACAAACTGCGACATCATAGGTTCTTGCGCCGAAACGGTTAAACTGTAACCATTTAGGTCGCCAAGCGCCACACCCGTTGATATAGTTCCGTTAACATCGCAACCTCTTGTCATTCCAACCGCTAAATAGTTTCCGTTGTTATCTTGTACAAAAACGTGAGGTCTTGTAGCTATAACTTTTGCTAATTCCACTTGTGTAGCTGCATCCAATTTTGTCAAAACCAAAGTAAGTGTTTGTTCAAAAAAAGTAGTTCCGTTATCATTACTTGAAGTAATTGTTTGTTCCAATCCCGATGCACTTTTTACATCGTATTGATATAGTTGATAAGTCAATCCGCTAAATGCAGTTACTATACCCGCTGTTATTGTCGCAGTTCCTAAAGTACCATAGTCGGCTGAGAATATTTTCTGTATCCCACCTACCGCATCTTTACAGGCTAACTTACGCCCAGTGCTCATTAAACAAGCCATATGTTTATATTTTTTAAGTTAATAAAAAAGGGCTACCTAAATAGCCCTTATTAAATTTATGCTATTCCGTAAGTTACTGCATCAGCTCCAACTCCAACTTGAATTCCTCTTGTAAATCTCGCAATGAAACGTACATTTTTAGAACCGTCTATATCAGCCATATCAATTGTTTTAACAACGTTAGCGTCATCAGCTAAGCCAAACCCTACGTAAAGGTTATCAATTGTAGTAGCTACCATTGTGTTAGCTGGCAAACCATTTGCAACAAAGATAGTAACACCGTCGAAAGTTAATTCGCCACCGTTGTACCAAGTTGTACCCGCTGCATTAACACCAGCGTTAGAAGTAGCAGCAACGCTAAATCCACCCAATGCTCTTACGTATGCTTTTGCAACGTTTTGAGAAACGTAGATTCTTAAATCCTCTCTACCGTAAAGAGCAGCAGGAATACCGTCTACAACTCTACCCATTTCTGTAATAACATTTGAAGCAGTAATAGTCAAAGGTGTTGCAATAACAACTGAACCATCTGTTTTCAAAAGTTTCCCTAATCCATTTGTGGCATTCCAAAGGAAAGTTTCAGTATCCAATGCAATGTCTTTTAAGATTTTTGCAATAAAGAAATCTGAGAAAGTAGTAGGCAAATTGTCGTATGCGCTGTAACCCATTGAAACAGCTTCCCAGTCTGATTCGAAAGGAGTTTTACAAAGTTGTAAGTTAACTTGTTTTTCAGCAACGGTTAAAACTTTGTCAGCCAAAGATACTACGCCAGTATCTGTAAAATCACAAGTAGCGTCTGTAATCATACCGCTATTTGTAAGACGTTTGATGTTTGCTTTGTATTTTACGTTTGGAAGTAAAGTTACTCCATTGTTTGCAATTGTGTTTGCACTTAATACCGCAGCAGCGATATACTTGCCAGCGAACTCGCCAGCGTAATTAGATGTGATTGTTGGTTGTAAAGGCATTGTTTTTAATTTTTAATTATTAATATTATTTTGATAGCATTGCCATAATGCGTGATTCAGTTCCTGACACGTTAGCCTTAGTATTTTGTTTACCCAAGTTAACTGTCTTTTCAGTTGGTTTGTGAGTAGTTGGTTTTGTAGCACTAACACTTGATAAAGTTGCTTTCATTTCTGTTTGCATACCGCTTAAAGCGTCTAATTTAGCTTGTAGTTCGTCAATTTTAGGCTGTACGGCTTCCATTACTAAAGCAATAACTTCTTCGATTGTAGGTGGTACTTCAGCTAATTCTTCAACTACTACTTCTTCAACTGTTTCAACTGATAGTTCTTCTTCAACTACTTCTTTTTCTTCAATTTCTTTCAAGGCTTCAACCTCACCGATAATTCCAATTTCAGTAACGTAAAGTTTAGAACCATCTGCCATAACGTACTCGCCAATTTCCAAAGGCTCTTTAACTTCGCCATTGATAGCAAAAATAGGATCACCTACTGAAAAGCTGTCTGATTCTACAACTGTTCCATTTTCCAATGTTTGTTGTTCTAATTTAACCTTTATGTTTAGTAAGGCTGTAATTCTGTTTAGTAAATCTGTATTTTTCATTTTTTAAATTTTGAATTTATAATATAACGAAACCCTGTTTTTTTTTGCATTTTTGATTTTACCAACTTGTTAAAGCTGTACGTCTCCAAGTGTTTGTAGCTATACATACATATATGAAACCTGATGTGTATCTAATTTCTCCAAGCGTGCCTGTTGATGTTGCTGTTGCAGGTGCTGTGTTTAATGCAGGAATTTTATATTGCCCTGCTTGAACAAGGGGTGTACTAATTGATTGGTTTACCATTAATTCAGCTCCACTAACTGTAACAGTACTTCCTGTATCGTCAAGTATAATTTGAGTAGCTCCAGCTTCTAATACAAGTATATCCCCATTTGCACTTATATCGTCTGTAGTTATACCTCCATTTTGAGCTACTCTAAATTTAGTAATTCCATTTTTTTTAACTTCAATAGGGTTTCCTGTTGAGGAAGTACCACTTTCTACGACAAGACCTTTATTTGTGTTTCCTAAATTTACTTTAACACTTGGTGTGTTATTTCCATCTCCAGATGTTTCAATTGGTATTCCTGATATTGAATAAGCAACCACACCATTTCCTATGTCTGAATATCCTTGTACTGCTGTTCCTGATGTTGAATATCCTTGAACACCAATTGAATCTGATGATTCTCCGTAAATACCTGCTCCATCAATAGAAATTCCACTTAATGCAGTTGAATCGATAGTCTCTACAGTTATACTATTTGTTGTATTTGATCCTTTATCCGTTACAGATTGTAAATCCTGTTGTAATTGCGAAACCTTTACCTTTTTGGTTATTCCACCGTTTACGATTGGTAGTACGTCATTTTGGTCTACTACCGATACTAAATCTAATTCACTAATTTTGCTATCCATTTTCTTTTAAAATTTTATAATTGTTTTGTTGTAATAATTTAAATCCGTTTTCTAATAAAATAATGTTTTGACTTACATATGCATTTTCTTGTAATAATTTAAATCCGTTTTCCTGTAATATTTTAAAACCATCCTCTTGTAATAAAAAGTAAGTTTGTCCGTAAATGTTGCCTATTCCTTGGGCTTGTAATGAGCCATCACAACATTTCTTACTATACGTTCCATCTGAACACAAACACCCTCTACTGCCACCTTTTGGACTTGTATAACTGGGTGTCTTAAATGCGTTATTTCTGTTTTGCATTTTGAATTAGTTGTTTAATTTCTAATAGTTTTAAACCCGCTTCTATTTCTTGTTCTACTTGGTCAATTTTTGACAAAGGTAGTTTGGCTTTATCAGCAAAATAACCCTCGATTGAAAAGCCTTTTACCTTTCCTGTTTTGATGTAGTCTTTCCATATTACCTCGTTTTCGACTTTGATTGTACCCATCCACGTACCGACTGGCACGTTTAAATTATACAAATTAGATTTGTCCTTTTCGGTGTCTTCAACTATCCAACTTTCAACAACGGTTAAACCTTTGATTGATTCCTGATGTTCAAACGTAGCATTTGATTGGTTACCGTTTTGAAAAAACATCTCCATACATTTACGTATCGTGTCTTGTGAAAAGTAAATATAATATTCGCCGTTTTCTTCATCACGTCTGTATATAGGTTTGTCGGGTACTAACATAGCACCCATAATGATTTTCTTTTCTTTGTCTACATCAGCAAACTTGTACTCTTTCGGTTGTTCATTTAGAGCAATCCAATTTTCCTCAATGGCAGGATTTTCTACAATCGAAATTGCATCAATACCACTTAACTCCATTTCACTATCGATTATTAATTCAATTAATTTCATAACTTTATAACGTGTTTAATTTTTATTTTGTTTATCCTATTGATGCGCTTGTAACAATCGACCTATTCAATCCCTGCTGTGTGGTTACGTCATTAGCCACGACATAAGTTCTGATAGGCTGTTGCCCTTGTTGTGCTATTGTTTCTGCTATTGCGTTTGTTCTCGACGCTCCTACTACGTTAACGTTAGGTGCTACTGTTGCAGGTGTTGAAATTGAACCCATCGAACCACCGCCACCACTTCCACCACCCCCGGGTGTTTTAACTGCTAATATATTTTTAACCGCTTTAAATCCAGTCGCTGCTATTATACCTACATTCGCTATTTTCAAACCAATCTCAAAAGGCGTAACAGTCTTTGTGGCAAGTTCAGCAGTTATACCTTGATAGGTGTTTATTAATGCAGCAGCAACCGCCATTGATTTTCCAGCCGCTGTATTCTTACCTAATAAATCCGCTCCTTTTGTTAATGTTTCGGAAGTTTTAGCAAATAAAACTTGTTTTGCTTCGGCTTCTTTTTGTGCTAATAATATTTTGGCATCTGAATTTGCTTTTGCTTTTATTAAATCTTCGGCATCCAAAGCATCAACCATTGCAGAAATATCTTCTAATGATTGTCTTTTTCTTTCTTTTTCATCTAAACTCTCTTGAATTTCAGCGTTTACTTTATCAACATTCATTTGTTGTTGATTTTTCAAAACATCATCTTGAAATGCTTTTAACGCTTCAGCTTCTTCTTTTGCTATTCTAATTCTTTCTTGTTTGGCTTTTTCATCAATAGCTGCTTGTTTTTCTTGTGATGCCTTTCTTGCTTCCGCTCTTTTATCCGCTTCCTCTTTTTCTGTTTTAGTTAATTCTTTACTACCTTGCGTAAATCTTTTTATAGATTCATCATAATTTTTTCCAAAGTCATTAACTGAACTTTTAGCATCTTGCCACGCTCCAGAAAAATCACCGCTTATTAATTTACCTATCGCACTTCCTAATTTGCCTAACGATTGAAAAACAGATGTTACACTTGAATAAACAACTGCAAATGCTTTTGAAACCATAGGCAACGCACTAACTGCCATATCTACCAAAGTATTAAATAAAGGCTCTACTGCCCTGAATACACCTTGAAAGATTTTACCAATACCATCTAATAAAGGTTGTAGCTTTTTCATCGCTCCTTCATTGTTTGAAAATGCAGCAGCTAATCCACCTAATAAAGCAACTATTAAACCAATTCCCGTTGCTTTTAATGCACCGCTAAATGAGTTTGTCGCAGCTTCTGCACCCCTTATACTCCTACCAACCATTCCTAAAATTCCCGGAGCGTTTTCCATTTGCCCCAAAAAGTCATCATTACCTTTTTTAGCATCGTTAATTGCATCTTCCATATCACGAATAGACATAGATAGTTTATCAAAGTCTTTAGTCCCTGCAGTTGTAGCCTTTAATTCTCTTTTTAAAGCCTTTAAATTGTTAATCGAAGGCTCCATATTAAGGCTTTTGCCCGTTTGTGAGAATATATCTTGAGCATCTTGTGCATCTTGTGCTGTATTATCAAAAGCATCGCCTAACTTGTTAACGTCTGAAACAGCTTTTGATGTTTCAACCTTTAATTTTACTTCTACTTCTTGTGCCATAATGCTTTTGTTAATGGTTTAAATGCTTCTTTAAATGTTTCGGGCAACTTATTTTTACCTCTTGCTATTGCTACTCTTTCACTATCGCTTTTTAGGTCTAATTTTAGGCAGTCTATTATTTGTTTTATCATTCTCTTTGGTCTGTTAATAGTTCAAATTGTACCTCTCCAGTTGTTAGGTCTGTTGTCATTGTATTGATAATGTATTTCGTGTCTCTTATTATGATACTATCGTTTAATTTAAGAGTAGTTAATATAGATGTCGGCAGTATTGTACTAATCTTTATTAATCGTGCCTTAAAATTGAATATATTAGCAAAATAATTTGAGTAATACATTTGATAAAGTCCGTTGAATACTACTTCATTTGTTAAAGTGGATTGCTGTTCATTAAAATTTAAACTATACGTTTGCCCTGAGACTAAAGTTTCTTGTCCAAATGCGTGGTATTCTGTATATTCTAAACCGTTGCCCGTTGTGGAAGTACTAAAATGAAACTTAGGAACCGTTGTAGTTCCACTTTGTTTGTAAGCGTATAAAATTACTGGCTTTGGTATGTATGGTTTTAAATCTGTTTTCAAAGCATAACCCACTTGTAATAATCCCGTTAAATTTTGAAAGCCTAAATTTTCGAAAGGTAATTTAATTGAATACTCTTCGCCGTCATTTCCTGTACTGTATGATAATGATCCATACTCAATCCCCGCATTTGAATTGAAACTAACGTTTGTTATAGATTCGCTTTTCTCGTAATCGAAGTTTATTTTTTTATAGCTCTTTACTCTATTAAGATTCTTTTTATCCTGAATAACGTACTTTGTTAAATCAATATCAACTCCAGCGTTATAGTAGTCGTCTAACGGCTCTATTGTGTAATTAATTCCGTCTTGAGTAAAGCAAGTTAGATTGAACATTTTTAAAATACCGCTGAAAAAATCCTCGATTTTAATCTCTGGCATATATGATTTTACAGAAATTATAGAGACAGTTGTTTGTGATACTGTTTGATTATAATTTGTTTGATAAACTAATCCAGTTATTGCTTCGTAAAATTGAACTAATAATTTGCTATTTGAAAAAGTTACTATCTCACTCGATTCTATTTTAAATGTATAATTACCTTCCCATTCTAAATTGTCTAATGTTGAATAAGAATAAATACTAAAAGTTGAAACACTTGTTGTTGTTAATTTTGAAATAGTGTATAATAATATTCCATCTTTATAAATTAATACATTGTAAGGTTTACCACTTTCAGTAAATTGAATACTAAAATTAATAACAATATCTCCGTGATTATAACCCGACACATAACTTAAATTTAATACTTCAGTAGTAAAATTAAAACTTGAATACGGCATTGCTTTGCCAAAACTTGGGGATGTTGTTGGTATAGTTTGAGTTGCAAAATCAATTAATAAATCACTTTTAAATTTAAATGCATCAGCATTTTTCAGCCATAAATAAGCGTTCTCGAATTTGTCATCTACTTCAAACAAAGTATTGAAATTTATCCCGAATTGTGATTCAATCATATTTAAAACCCTGCCTACTCTAATGGCTGGGAATAAATCGTTATATCTTATTGGATGACTGTTTTTGCTAATATCATAACTTGCGTGTACGGTGTCGTATTCCCAATAATTTAGTGAACTAATTAAAGGAAACATCACATCCTGAGCAGGTACATTTTGTGTTACTCTATCCTTTACAATCGTAGCACTATAATTGAAATCATAGGCAGTCGAAGTAAGGTCTTTTAAAAACAATCCCGCAAACTTGTCTTTTAGGTTACCTAATAAGCCAATAAAAGTAATCGAATAATCTTGAGGTTGTCCATCAATTATGTTTGCGCTTTCTAATTGTATTTTACCTTTTCTGAATAGTATGGTGTCTATTTCTATATAAGCTAAAGACTTTACCAAAGTAGGGAAAGGATTGTCGTTTGAATTGTCGTACCAATGCCGAAAGATTTTATTGTTTTGATTTGAAGCTGGCACCGTGAAAGTTTGACTAAAGTCTGTATAAGTTTTCGAAATATCGTTAATATTCTGAATTGAACTTACAACGGATATTTTTTCATCATCAAACAAATCTACTCTATTGTATTGCCCTGTATAAGCGTCTTGTATATGTATGGCTACTGTAAGCATTATAAGGTGTCGTTTATAAGGTTATATGAATATTCGAACTCCATTTCATAATTAATATTTCGGTCTTTTAAATAGGTCTTTAAATCGCTCCCTTGTGTTTTTGCTCTTGCAGGCTTGCCATCCAATAAAATAGTTTCGGACAAAAGTATATCGGTTATCAACTCGGCATAATTCTCATCAACAAAGCCTGTATTTAATTTTACGGATTGCTTTCCGTTTATGTTTAGATTCTTAAACTGACCTATCGACGGATTGTAATTCAAAGCACTTTGTGTCAATTTATAGTCCGTTCCTTTTGCTGTTACTGAATTGGTTTTAGCCTTGAAAAAAGTAAGCGTTTGCCATCCACCATATCTGTTTACAAAGTCGCAAAGTACGGGTGTATATTTACATTCTTCAATAGGATATGTAAATAGGGTTTTAATTATAGGGCTACCTGTTGCAGGTGTATAAGTGATTGTTATTTTACAACCGTTTACAAAGCCTGTACTGACTTTTACAGGTGTGATTGGAACTGCTATATTAAACACTCCAGTCAATCCTGCAGCTAATGAATTGGAATAATCAAATACAACACCGTCAATCCTTTCATACTTCACTACAATAGTTGTAGTCGTGGCAGTTGGTTTGTCAATTAGTAGGTTAAAATATTGCGTTAAATTGTTTGGGTAAGTTGGTAAACTTAAATAAGTGTTTGAAATGTTTGTATTGGCTAAAACTTCCATTACCGTCTCAGCTGGCGCTTGGTTACCGTCTGTATAGTTTGTAAATCCATTTACGCCAATGTAGTCTGTATAGCTTCCTATTTCAGTATAAACTCCAGCGACTAACTTATATCTTTTGATTCTAAACTTTACCCATTCGTTTGACTGTTCTAATTCTGAATAGTAT